TCAACCAAGTAAGTGGGTGCTTTCTAAATTTTGGGTCAGGAGTTTCTTTTACATATGTGGGTACAGCGTCTATTATGGTCTGCATTGTGGCTACCCCATACTTAAGAAACTTATCCTGACATTTCTGCATACCAGTTTTTTTGTCATACAGATTCCAAAAGGCTTTAAACATAGCTAATTTTACTTCTCTGTCCTCTTTTGTTTTAGTGCTTGATGATAGTGATACAAGATCTTTACATTTAAAATGACTGTTTAGGTTTTGAAATATTTTGCTACATTCTTCTTCCGTATCATATATAATATCCAAAGGTTTGTCGTGGTTCTTTCTTATTATATAAAGTATTCTTCCTTCACAAGAAAAACCTGCGATTGAATTGCTATCAATGGATGTGTGTTCAGATATTTTTAAATACATAGTTTTTGGTTTTATATAGAGAGGGACATACCCCCGTAGTCCCCCTCCATAAGTGTTAAGTTAAAACGGTAAAGCTTCCTCTTTCTTCTCTTTCGATTCAGTCTGAGGTTCAGGCTTAAACGTGTTTATCTTACTCATTAGCACCGTCTCTGTTGGCACCAATAGTAAGGTTAACATATTTCTTGCCGTTGTACTCATACACATGATCCTTTAGTTTTGCTAGATCTAGTGAAAAGTTCACAAGAGATCTTCCTTCATCGAAGACCTTTTCTGTACCGCTTCCGCAGTAAATGTTCTCATTATTCATAATAAAACAATTTTAGTTAGTTAATTAATTAATAAACTTCTCTAAAGCTTCCATTCTACTTTCTATACTTAGAATTTTATAATGAAAAGACTTTAAAGTTCCTTCGGTATTTCCGAAATCAACACCAGTTTCGTGAGGATCTTCTATTTTAAGATTATCCACAATTATTTGGTATTTTTCTGCATATCCAATATCAAATTTAAGATCGACATCATGCATGTTTATAGCATGCATAACTGAAGTGTGGTTTTTATACCCTACTCTACCAGCTATCTCTTCTAGTCTATAATCTAATTTGGAGTACATCATGTAGCACAATACATTTCTAGCTTGCACGAACATTCTTTTTCTTCCCCCTGAGGCCATCATCTGGTTGGGTGTAACATTAAATGTTTCGCTAATAAGAAGCAATATGTTGCTAAATGATTTATCTCTAAAACTATTCTTTAATGTTAAATAGTTCTCTAAAAGTTTGCTCATAATTTTTTGATTTTAAATGTTTGGTTAATACTTTTCCGTTTTTAACAGAAAATAAGTCTGGTTCTTTTAAGTATTTTCTAACTGTAGGCACTGATAGTCCAGTTATTTTTGCTACAGTATTTTTAGTTACTTTGTGTTCTTTCAATATTCTTAATAATTTGCTCATAGTTTTAAATTTTATAATGTTCCTGTATGTACATGATCATATGGATCGAAAAGGTTTTCAATGAAGTATAAGCTATACATTTCTAATAGTCTTTTGTATTTCATTCTGCCCTCATCTATAAATTCTTCACTACAATTGTATATAGCCATATTATATGGAGCCGACTTCTCTATAACAATAAACCAAAACTGGTCTACACCAAAGCCATCTAGATAAAAAGAAGCCTGTCTGTCATATCCATATTTATATGCTGACTTTCTAAAACCTTCTGGGCTAGAGTCTTGAGTTGTTTTTATATCCACAAGAATATTCCTGTCTTTATTCCAGTAATCAGCCTTCCCTTTACAAGCTATTTTAGTGTCTGTATCATTCCATATATTAACTTGTTCAGCAATACCACCAGATAATAATTCCATAGCCTCAACAGAAGATGTTAACTTTTTTCTCATGCCAGTTAAAGACTCGTCTTCATCATGAGATAGTATTGTCATTCCACTGTGTAGATCTAAAAACTTTTGATATTCTTCTTTACCAGCTTTGGTTCTTTTGTTTACATCTGGTTCTACCACAACTTCTTTCTCATATTTATCATGCTCAAGCATACACATATGAAATGCTCTACCAAAATTAAGCGCCTTAGTAATAGGTCGATCACTAGGATTATCCCTATAGTGCTGGTATGTTGCTGGGCTACGTTTAATTAATCCTAACTGTGAGTTAGTTACAAAAGAATAGTCGCTATAGTAAACCTCATCAGAGGCAAACTTTTTTATTATCTCATCCATAATTATTATGCTGTTTCGTTAATAGCTTTAGTTATAGCGTCTTTCTGAGCCTTAGTCATATCATACTTATTCATATGCTCAGTAACAAGATCTTTATTACCATCTTTGATAGACTTCATCATAGCTTGATAAACTTCTATAGTCATCTTCTTTCCTGTAGATTTCATGTTCTGCTTTTTAATAGCTATATCTACTTCGTTGGCTGAAGCTACAGACTCGTCAATCCCTATACCAAAATTAGCTAAACATCTCCCCCATGATGATGTTTCACAATTCTCTACATAGCTTGTCTTGTTTATAAAGCTAGCAGACTTCTCTTCATGTGCGTGTCCAGTTGCCAACCTATTACCTTCTGGATCTAATATGTCTGATTTTATTACTACCATTTCTGAATCTATATGAGTTATCTCAGATACTAGTGAGTGATTAGGGTAGTTTGATCTAAAGTATTTAAGTCTTTCGTTGACTTCTACATACTTCTTTCCTTTGATATTTATTGTTTTTAGTTTTGTCATTTTAATTTAATTTAATTTATTTTGTTGCAATATAGCAAATTATTTTCATTACACACACTATTTATGAAAGTTTATTTTATTTAAAATAGATATGAGTATGGTCATTACAGTTCCTACAATCCCACTTATGATGGATATAGATCCTATAACTACCCATAGTATTACATATGATAACCAAGGTATCATTGATAAAATAAGCCAAAAGTTCCATTTAATATCTTCCATTTACATTAATCTTTTTATTAGTGTATTAAATTCTTTAACAGCAGAATCTATATCGTAAACCTTGTTGTGTTTTCTATCGTATGTATACTTAATGTCCACTTGAAACGTGTCTTCGTATACGTGATTTGTTTTATCTGTCATAATTTTATTTATTTTAATGTATACTTATATTCTGGATAGGGTAGCTGTTTTCTAATTCATATAACTCAATAACTAATTGTTCAAATTCAGACAAGTCTTCGACTGAGCCATTGTGATCATATTGCTCCCATATCTCGTTCATTCTGTTTTTTATTTCACTAATTCTTTTTCTAATTTTTTCCATAATTTTAATTGTTATATGCTTTCCTCTGCATTATCAGAGTATTCACATGCTTCATTATATATGTTTGGATCTACTTGATTGACATAGTCAACAAAGTGATTAAACCAAGCTAATTGTTTTTCCATGTTTTTTGTTTCCATAATTTTATTTGTTTTTATTATAATACCAATTCTTTTTATTTAAGTCTTTACCCGTAACACGATCTCCATTTGAGTCTATTACAACTTCATCTCCCTCGTAATCAAATACGTCATAAGGGTTTTTGTGTGGATTGTTTATGTAGTAATGGATCTTGTCCACTATATCTTGATAGGCAGTTTTTTTCTTATCCATAATTTTAGTTTTCTAATTTAATTCCTAGTTCAGTTGCTCGTTCTATTAAGTATTCTGTATCATAATCCATATTACCTCTTTCATATTCTAATTGTAAATTCATATCCTCGTATGGTAATATATGTTTCTCTATAAATTTTTCTATATTCATAATTTTAGTTTTAAGTTATTAATCTTCTTTTTCTTTGAGTCCCATATCTTCTGCAAAGTATCTCATGTTTTCCCATATTTGATTTGCGGTTCCGTCATTGTCTATTGCTAACTCTATTATCTCCATAGCTTCAGAGTCAGTACAATCATACATACTGGTCACATCATCTATATGATACAAGGTATGTATATAATATCCATTTTGTCTTAATAGTTCTTTTGCGTCTGCGATCTTATCGTTAGTCGCTATAATATCTTCTGGTAATTGTTTCATAATTTTAGTTTTAATTAGTTTTAGTTAATGCAATATAGTAAATAATTTTCACTTATGCAAGTTAGTCGTTGAAGAATGCTTTCATGCATGACTTGGAACAAAAGTCTTTGTCCGTATCTTCTCCACAAAATTGACATGGTTTCTGATCTACCAGATCTTGGTAGGGTTCTCTATCGTAATCGTTCATAATTCTTTACATTTGTTTTCTAATTTATTAAATACATTTCTTAATTTGTTTATATGTTCTTCTGTATCAATAGGCACATCATATTCATTGTATGAGTCTACTATGTGGGCTTTTATAATATGACTTAAAAACTTGTAGTCATTTAAATTTAATTTTTCCATAATTTTATTTATTTAATTTTAGTTAATTCATCTTCTGTCATACCCTCACATAAATACTCTAAAGGTTTTAATCTACCCTCAAATATATATTTTTGTATATTTCCATTATCATCTAATTTTTCATTCCCATCTTCATCTACCATATAGAATTGAATATCCCATACTGATACTGAATAGTTTTTATTTTCTTCTTTCATAATTTTATTTTTTTTTGTTAATACTTGACATTGTCATTTTTTTCTTGTACCTTCCGACCATTATTAGTAGATAACTATGTTAGTTATATAATTTTTATATAAAAATATATATATCTCTTATCTTCTACTCCTACTCCTACTTCCTTAATGTTAGTAGCTATTTGTATCAAAGGATACCTATATCTTCTAGTTTCCCCTCGTTAAACTCTCCATTGTCTAGCAGATATTCATTGTCAATTAGATGTCTTGCAGTTCTTCCGTAATGTCCTTGCAAAGTCCAAGCCATTCCATTTTTAATAAGTTCGCTAAATAATTTAAGTGTATCTATATCAGATAGGTTTCCCATTTCGTAATCCATTATATAATCTATTGTCTGTTTTTTCTTAGGCATAATTCTAGTTTTTTAGTTGATGATAGTGGTGTTAGCTTATGATATGTAGGGAGTAAACACGACATATAGTTTACAATTACAAGATTGGTTTCTCCTAATCTCAACCTACTTATCAAACTAAACACTACACACTATTATCTTTAGTTAATAATTCTGGCTTGTTCTCACATATCCAACGATATGCTTTTATCTTGTTAACTTTATTTGTGTGAAATAGTTTTTTGTAATCTATGTTACCTTCCGAATCAAGTGTCGGAATTTTAGAGAATAGATAGTGATTAGTACCATTCTTATCTATCCAGTGTATTTTAGATTTGTATTCTATTAGTTGTTTCTTCCATTCGTTGAAACATGTAAATTCTTTATTAGTCATAGTTATTTAGTTTTAGTTAATGTTTATGTTTACAATACTACGAAATAAATCCCATGTGTGCAAATTATTTTCACTTTATTTTATTCTGTATCTGTTAATTCACTTCGTTTTATTTGCTCTACTTCGCCTATTTGTAGTGCTTCATTGATTATATATTCATCTGTTCCTTCTATCCCTCTACCTCTTAACCATTTAGCAAGTTGCTCGTCTGATTCAAAAATCAGGGGGAGTCCTGTCTTGTCGCTTTTAGCTGTGTAGCACAGTGGATCAAAATCTCCTCTTAATTTGACTAATAGTTCTTGTGATTTTTTTCTGTGCATAGTGTATCTTGGTATTCCCTCTAGTGTTGTTATTATTAGTTCTAGTTCTTTGTCTGTTAGTGATATTGTATTCATAGTTATAGTATATTAGTTAGTAATCTGTATTGATAATCATAATCATCTAGGTCATTGTAAAAATTCCCTTCTTCGTCTTCTTGGACAAAGTCCTCTCTATCGTGTGTAAAATTATACTTGTCATTAGATTCTTTGATAGATTCTTTTATCTGTATTTCTTTCTGCTTTATTTCTTCTTCATACATCTTCTTTGTGAATAGTGCTACCTCGTTTACATTACATAAGATTCCGATAGCATAGATTGTATCATCTATTTCAAATACTTGGTATGTTCCATGGTCTTCAAATTCTCCATCTTCATACTCTCCCACTCCAAATACATATCCATCCCCATCTTTCCATACCTTGTCTGCGTATTGTTCGTTAGCCCTTTTTTTAGCAAAGTTCATAGCTTTCCTTTTGGTGTCAAATACTTGTATTTCTGTTCCGTTGCTAGAAGAATATCCCTCTCCATTCCAAGTATCTATTACGATATATTTTTTAGTTGTCATAGTCATAGTTTTTAGTTAGTAATTATTATTCGTGATGTATTCCCCAATCAATTTGTTCTGTTTCAGAAAATTCATCTTGTGTGTTTTCAATAAAACTGAAATCATCAAAAGGTAGTTCATTATAAATTGCTCTCTTTTCTTCTTGTGTCTTTGCTTGTTTTAGTTGTTCCCAAACATCTAAAGGTATTTTGTAGATTGATGTTTCTTCTGTTATTAATCTTGTTGTTATTGTCATTACTTTATTAGTCATAGTTGTAGTTTTTTAGTTAATAAATTCAATTCCTGTATCAGTTATTTCAATCATCTGCACATCTTCATCTTCGTGAGTCATGTAGTAGCATTCGCTTTGCCTCCATACATCTCCAGCAAATAAATCTAGAAAGTCTTCCCAATCTCCAGAGTGATTGTTGTCAATAATATCCTGTATGTTGTTAGGTAGTATTGCTTGATATACTTTGCCTGTATTGTAGTTTAAAATAGTTAATCTCATAGTTATAGTTTTAGTTTTAGTATTAGACGTCTCGCGACGTTTCGCTCTATCAGAGCTCATCAGTAATACTCTTTATTTTATATATTTCTCAAAAATTAACCAATCTTTTCTCTTATCACCTGTTATGATATACTCATCTAAAAACCCCTCTAAAAATTCATATCTTTCAGAATAGAAAGGGAACGCTTGTCTTAATAGTTTTTTAATTCCTATTGTTAATTCCCTGTACTTAGATTCCTCTCCACAGGTTGCAAGACTATCAAAGGTACTCCATAATACTGCTTCAATTTGTTTTTGTGTTAATTGTAAATTCATTTTTGGGTTCACTGTTTTTCTCATAGTTGTATAGTTTTAGTTAGTAATTTCGTTTTTATATCCTTCATGAAACATATTCAATATAAACACAATGAAAGATGTCAATAGTATTTCGGCAGATACTTCACTTAGCCAAAAGAATAACATGAAATCTATTCCGCATATTGTGATTAATATCGTTGTTGTGTATAGTAAAAATGTATTCATAATAAAAAACTTTAATTCGTTTGGTACAAATGTAAAATAAAAAACAAATAACTTCCAAACAAAATGTAAATTATTTTCATTCTCTCGAGGAAAAAAGTTTTAAATTAGTATTGTGAAATATAGTTTCAATATGTTAATTGGGTTAGTTAGTTGTTTATTAGGGTGATTGTCTCGCATGTTTACTCGTTACATAATCCCCACAAAATGCAACACGATTAAGATAACTGACCTTGCATGTAATAAATTTTATTGGGTTGGGTTGGGGGGTGGTATGCTTACAAAATTTTGGGACGGCTAGACGCAAAAAATCGACGTTTGTAATTGTGTATGTGTATGGTATAGACACTACCCCCTAAAAATATATTGATTCCGGTAGTGGAAGACGCGTGTGTATATTATATAGTTATCCCAAACCTACACTTATCTCACATTTTTTTTATATATTTGCCTCATGGCTAGAAATTACAAGAAAGAATACAAGAAGTTTCACAGTAGCCCTAAGGCTAAGAATAAGCGTGCTAAGCTTAATAAGATTAACAGGGACAAGGGTACATACGGTAATGGTGATGATAAGGATGTTTCTCATATGTCTGACGGATCTGTAGTGTTGGAAAGGCCATCTAAGAATAGGGGTAACAAAACCCGAACGCCTGGTGATCGTAAAGCTAGGGGGACCAAGTTAAACAAACGTAAAAGGTAATGTGCATTAAAGCCAAAAAAACTAAACAGCTAGGGATGAATCCCAGCACCGCATCAAACAGATTAAAGAAAGAATTATTATTTAGCTTAGCTAAAGAGCTTAAGGTTAACTGGTGTTATCAGTGTGGTGCAGAAATAGAAACGGCTAAGAGAATGACTATAGAGCATAAGACTCCTTGGTTAGACTCAGATGATCCTGTAGGTAATTTCTTTAGCTTAGATAATATAGCGTTCTCACACTCTTCTTGTAATTATGCTGCTGCTAGGCAAAAAGAAGGGGCTCCATGTCCGTCAACTACAGCGTATAGAAAAGGATGTCGTTGTGAAGGTTGTAAAGCCGCTAGACGTGAATATAGAAAGAATAGATCTAAAGTAAGGGATTAACCTACACTCACAGCTAAAACGCCTCTATTGTTCCATAATTGACCAGAAGATCTTGGATCTAATGTAGGTAATGAATCTCCTATTGTGTTTGGCAATAATAACTCACTGCTAGTTATGTATCTTCTTAGCTCATCAATATCTTCTCTTAATAATTGTATCTGATACATTAATGCTCCAAATTCTTCAAAAACAGCATAATCTAGATGTTTACCATTATCGAATTTGGATTTCATTTGTGCTAATGTATCTCCAGTTTTATTATGCATATCTCCTGATTTTCTAGTTGCTAGTGCCATAATTTTTTATTTTAATAATTAACTTAACAGGACTCTTCTCCCATTGAGGTCATACCATTAAACTCGTTGTTTTTCATTCCCATAGCTACCAGTAGATGATCTGGCATAAAGTCAAAAAGTCGAATCATATACTCATCACCCACCTTTTCAGCTAAACAACCTGCGTAGAACATAGCTGCATTACCCTTATCTATCATAGCTCTCATGCTTTCTGGGTCAGCCCCATGGTTTACTATATGTATTTCTATTCCTAGGTAGTCATCTACTAGCATAGCTATATTGATAACCTCTTCCATTTCCTCTCCTCTATACCCAGCTTTTACGAGTTGTTCAAACGATTCTTTAGCTCCAGGACATATATGAAAGTTTTGAGTATCATATCCGTATACGTTCATTTCTCCACCGCCCATAGACATGTCTTTCTTTTCCTCCATGTGGCCAGGGCCACCTATTATTATTACCATTCCTTCTTTCATATTATCCAAATATTCTAGCTAGTTTTGCTTGATTTAATTGAAAAAGATTAGGGTATCTACTCTTATTCTTCTGAACTATAGTTAGAGGATTCTGTTGTGCATTAAGTTGTTCCTGCATTGCTAGCATATCTTCTCTTAATTGCTTTATTTCCTCTAACTGTTGAGCAGTAATATCATCGGTCTCTCCATTACCATTACCAGGCTCTCCCGGTGGATCTACTGGTGGATCTGCTGGTGGATCTGCTGGCGGATCGTTTAGGTTCACTCCTCCTGTTTCATATTGCATTGTTTGAGGAATTATTTCTTCTCTCTCTCT